AGTCTCGCGTAGTCAAGACCAAAGACTTCCTGTCGTCAGGTACGATGACTAACGCAGGTCTGTTTGGTCAGAAGCAGTGCCGTGGCAGAGGTAAGTACGTCACGGTCACTGAAGGTGAACTGGACGCTATGGCTGTCTACGAGATGTTCGGACAGAAGTACGACGTAGTGTCCCTCAGGTCTGGTGCGTCTAGCGCATCAAAGGAGATCAAGTCACAGCTAGAGTGGCTTGAGGGGTACGACAACGTGGTCATCTGCTTTGACCAAGACAAGGCAGGAGAGTTAGCAGTAGAACAGATTAAGGATCTGTTTAGCCCTAACAAGCTGAAGATATGCAACCTACCTCTGAAGGACGCCAGTGAAATGCTGATGGCTAACAGAGTGCAGGAGTTTACACAGTCTTGGTGGGATTCACCTGTGTATCGTCCTGACGGCATCATAGCAGGTAACGAGACATGGGAAAAGTTAGTAGCCAAGCGTCAAGTAAAGAGTATACCTTACCCGTGGGACGGACTAAATGAAATCACAAGAGGACACAGACCCTACGAGTTGGTCACTATCACCAGCGGAAGTGGTATGGGAAAATCTCAATTCATACGAGAACTTGAGTACGACCTGCTGCAGAGAACTTCATCCAACATTGGTGTACTTGCACTGGAGGAGGACGTTGCAACAACAGCACTGGGAATCATGTCGGTGGCATCATCTCGACGATTACATCTGGAAGAGGATTCACCTGTCGATGACCTTAGACCGCACTGGGAATCAACAATGGGATCAGGGCGTTACTACCTTTTCGACCACTGGGGTTCTGCCTCGGCAGACGAGTTACTTTCAAGAGTCAGGCACATGGCAAAGGCTTGCGACTGTAAGTACATCATCCTCGACCACCTATCAATCGTCGTTTCTTCTCAGGAAAACGGAGATGAGCGGAAGGCTATTGATGAGATTATGACAAAGCTACGTACACTGGTGGCAGAGACAGGAATCACTTTGTTCCTGGTGTCGCACCTACGTCGTAGCTCTGGTACAGCACACGAGGACGGTGGACGCATCAGTCTACAGGATCTCAGGGGATCTCAGTCTATCGCACAGCTATCCGATATTGTCATAGGTATGGAACGTGACCAGCAGCATGAAGATGAGGACATCAGGAACACCACGACAGTGAGAATACTCAAGAATCGCTACTCTGGTGAAACTGGACCCGCATGTTGGCTACGGTACGACAAGTTTACCGGACGTATTCACGAGTGTGCTAACCCTACGCCACCGGAGACAGAGTTTTGAGTGACGAAAAATACTTTGTGGTAGCGGAAGAATACGCTTGTGATGGAGTGTATATAGATCAACTTGTAATGTCAGGATCAGAGGAAGCCTGTCGGGATCGTGCTTTTTTAATAAATTTTAGTGGTAGTGATTACCAGTACAGAGACGCTAGGGTTTTTTCTGAGGAAGAATACGAGAAAGAATATGGATCGGAGGACATAATGGATCAACCGTACAAGTTACATCTCAAAGATTACCATGAGTTTTCTTGGGTAGCCGCAGCGTTAAACTTTTTTAGTAAACACTACGAAAACAATCGTGATCCTCTTGGTGATTGTTATTACGACGAAAAAAAAGCAAAGGAAGTGTTTGACAGGATAGAAGAAGAGTTTTTAGAGTATTCTTGGGAAACCCATAAACAAAAAGACAGGGATGGAAATTATTACCTTGAATTTGAAGACAATGTTGAATCCGGTTCCTACTGTTCTTCTGACTGGATGGTAGAGTACTACGACAAAGAAGAGGCCAAGAGCCGTGTAAAAGCGTGGTATTTATGTAATACAACAATGGAAGCTAACTGCACAAGAATAGCTATGCACTTAGATTCGTATACTATTGAGGAAGCATTACACGATACAAAGCTGTACGGAGATGCTTGCGATAGGCTGCTGACCAAAGAGGAAATGGAATCATGCGCTAGTGATGTTGTAAAAAAGTACAAAGAGTTTTACAGAACAGGAGAAGGTAAAGAGTGGATCAACTCTGATGACTAACCTAGTCTTCTGTGACATAGAAACTGATGGACTAGACCCCAGTGTTATCTGGTGTGCTGTCTGTCTACACAACGGAGAAAGTGAGGTAATATGTAATGAGCAAGATTTCAAGGATTACGTGGCTCGTAAAGCGCCAGTTAACTTTATATTCCACAACGGAATTGGCTTTGATGTTCCTGTGGTTGAGCGTCTTTGGAACTTTACTTTTGACAGGAGTATGGTCACTGACACTCTAGTCCTATCTAGGCTTGCTGACCCTAGCAGGTCTGGTGGACACTCTCTGCGTAACTGGGGAAACATCTTAGGCTACGCCAAGGGAGACTACGAGGACTGGACTAGGTTGACTCCTGCCATGATCGACTACTGCATACGTGACGTAGAGTTGACTGAGGCGGTGTACAAGAGACTACGTGTGGAACTCGACGGTTTCTCAAGGGCTTCACAAGACCTAGAGCACGAGGTGCAGTGGATCATACAGGATCAGGTGAACAACGGGTGGTTACTAGATCAACGCTTGTGCCACACGCTGTGCGCTAGGTTCAAGGAGAGTATGTATGCTATTGAGGAAGAACTCCAGAGGGTGTTCCCACCAATTGTTGAGGAAAGGTGGTCTGAGAAGACAGGCAAGCGCCTTAAGGATAAGGTTACGGTCTTCAATCCTGGCTCGCGGCAACAGGTGGCTGAACGACTTGAAGCTAAGGGTGCGATATGGTCGGAACTCACGCCGTCCGGTAGGCCGCAGGTGGACGAGAAGACCCTTGAGGAGAACAAACATATACCGGAGGCTGTGCAGGTCTTAGAGTACCTGTTGTTACAGAAGCGCTACGCTCAAGTCTCCTCTTGGATAGAACACGTGAAGGACGACGGCAGGGTACACGGCAGGGTTACAACAAACGGTGCAGTTACCGGACGCATGACGCACCAGACCCCAAACATGGCACAGGTTCCTTCAGTTAACTCACAGTTTGGCAAGGAGTGCCGTGACTGCTGGATAGTACCAGAGGGACGCAGGCTAGTGGGTGTTGACGCTAGTGGACTAGAGCTACGTATGCTGGCTCACTACATGGGAGACGAGGAGTTTACTGATGTCCTACTTAGAGAAGACATTCACACCAGAAATCAAGTTGCTGCAGGACTTGCAACTAGACCTCAGGCAAAGACTTTCATCTATGCTTTCCTCTACGGAGCGGGAGACGCAAAGATTGGAAGCATCGTCGGAGGAACTGCAGGAGATGGCAGTAAACTTAGGAAGCGCTTTCTACGAAACACACCTTCTCTTGAAGCTCTACGAGAACGAGTTGGAGAAGCGTCTAGGAAAGGTCACCTCGTTGGGCTCGACGGACGGAAACTCTGGGTCAGGTCAGAACATAGTGCACTGAATACCTTACTACAGGCAGCAGGTGCTATCGTTATGAAGAAGGCTCTAGTGTTACTAGACGACTACGCAACGCAACACAAGATTGACTACAAATTCATAGGGAACGTGCATGACGAAATACAGTCGGAGGTGGTTACAGAACAAGCAGAGAAGTACGGGTGGCTTGCAGTCGAGTGCATCAAGGCGGCTGGCCTTTCATTTGACCTCAGGTGTCCTCTCGACGGAGAATACAAGGTCGGACAAACGTGGTCGGAGACACATTGATATGAAAACTAACGATAAAACACCACCTTATGTGGTTAGAGAGCCTAATAGCTACGTGTTTGAAGAAGGTGAATGGTGGTACACTGGGTTTAAAGGAGGAAGATATCGCGCCTCTGCCCAACACAGGAAGAACAACAAAAGAATGTGGGTTAACGGTAAGTACATAGCTAGTTCACACCCACTACACAAACCAGGAAGATACAAGACGTTTACTGACGCAGCTTTTGACAGTCTAGCGAAGTACGAACTGAGTCGAGAGGGACAGGTGTACATCATAACCAACCCTAACTTCCCTGAGTGGGTCAAGGTAGGCATGGCTGTGGACTCAGAGGACAGACTCAACGGGTATCAAACGTCGTCACCGTTCAGGGACTACGCATTGTTTACCTGCTGGTCTGTGGCTGACCGACGCTCTGCTGAGTCAGAGGCACACAGTCTGCTAGAGAAAACGTATGGTCGTAAGGGTGAGTGGTTCAATTGCACACCAGAGCAAGCCAGAGACTCTATAGCTGAACTAATGGAGCAACATAAATGAAAAGTATTTATTCACTGGTAGACGACATCTACGCTGTGGTTGCTTCCAAGGAAGTGCCAGAGGACGTAGACCTCTACGAAGAGATAGAAAACTTTGGCGAAGGCTGCAAACGCCTGATGACTAAGCTGTTCACAGAGCAACGTGACGGACGCAAGCTACGAATGTCTAACATCGGGCGCGACGACAGGTATCTCTGGAACGTGGTGAATAACTCTGATGTGCAAGAGGAGATGACACCTAACACGCACGTCAAGTTTATGTACGGGCATCTGATTGAGGAGATGCTTTTATTCTTAACCAAAATATCAGGACACGAGGTGACTGATGAACAAAAACAGTGTGAAGTTTCGGGCATTATCGGTCATATGGACTGCAAAATTGATGGTGTTGTCACTGATGTTAAAAGCACTTCCACTTTTGGGTTTAAAAAATTCAAAGACGGAAGTTTGGCTTATGATGACCCGTTTGGGTACGTTGCTCAAATTAAAGGGTACGCACACGCCGAAGGTGAGACATCGTTTGGTTGGTTAGCAATGGACAAACAGAACGGACACCTAACGTACCTCATGTACGACTCTGCAGACACGCAGGCTCCGGTGTACGACAAGATAAGCTACGACATAGAGGAGCGCATAGACCACATAAAAAAGCTAGTAGATCAACCAGAGTGGCCGGAGGTTTGTCACAAGACCGTACCAGACGGCAAAAGTGGAAATCAAAAGCTCGCCGTTGGTTGTTCTTACTGTCCCTACAAGTTTACCTGCTGGCCCGAAGTAAGAACATTCCTGTACTCAAGTGGTCCAAGATATTTAACAGAGGTGTTCAATGAGCCGAAGGTCACGGAAATCCAAGCACAGTAAATTTAGGTCGGGGTTTGAAGAAGATGTTGCAAAGCAGTTACAACCATTTGGTTTTAGTTACGAACCGTTCCAAGTCCCGTACAGGATTGAACGAAAGTACACACCAGACTTTGTGTACGAGTACAGAGGACGGACGTACCTCATTGAGTGCAAAGGATACTTTCGTGCAGGAGACACGCAGAAGTATAGAGCTATCTCTAAGTGTCTCCCAGAGGCACAAGAACTCATCTTTGTACTGATGAAGCCTAATCAGAAAGTGAGTAAAAGTACCAAACTTACTATGGCTGAATGGTGTGACAAACACAATATTCTATGGTATAATATAGATACACTTAAGGAGTTGGTTGATTATGTCTCTGACACTAGAAGAAATTAAGGAGCGTCTGTTGCGGTTGTACGACCCTGACGATCTTCTGGAAGCACTACAAATCTCTTCTGAGGAACTACTGGATAGATTTGAGGATAAACTCATACGCAAACTCGACGAATTTCAAGAGGAGCTAGAGGAAGAATATGCAGAATGAGTGGAACATGACTGAAGACGACTGTGCAAAGCTTGAAAAAGACTGTGAGAAGCTACGTAAGAACTGCCAGGAAAGCAGGTCCATAGACGACATTACTACAGAGGAGTGGGACAGGATGGCTAAGACATTCACAGGCAAGCTGTACCACCCTCAGGACAAGCACGATCCTGTGGCACAACCAGATCACTACAACAAGGGAGCTATTGAGGCCATTGAAGCAATCAAGGCGTCTATGCACCCACAAGAGTACAAGGGATATCTCAAGGGTAACTGTCTTAAGTACCTGTGGCGTTACGAATACAAGAACGGCATAGAGGATCTACGTAAGGCTCGTGTCTACTTAGAGTGGTTAATCAAGGAGGTTGCCTTGTGAAGATCATAGAAGGTAACTTTGGTAACAAAGAGGACGAACGACAGGAGATACCTACCTCAGAGTTTCTGTCGGTTTTCGTAGGCAAAGCACTAGCCAACGAAGCTGAAGGTAACAAACCTAAGGTGGTAGTGGTAATGTACGAGGACGGTCAGATGTTTGAAGTAGCGTCCAACGAACAGTACCCTGATGGGGTGTACATGCTACTACAGTTAGCAGCACAAGCAATCATTAACGAAACGCTAGGAGTAACAGAATAGATGGACGCATATCAACAGTACATACACAAGTCACGGTACGCTAGGTACTTGCCAGAGGAGCAACGTCGGGAGACTTGGGAAGAGACAGTAAACAGGTACATCAACTTCTGGGTAGACCGTGGACACCTCAACGACTCTGACGTATCAGAGATATTCAAGGCAGTCCATGACCTAGACGTAATGCCCAGCATGAGGGCGCTGATGACTGCAGGAGACGCACTGGAGCGTGACAACGTAGCAGGGTTCAACTGTAGCTACCTACCCATAGACCACCCTAAGGCGTTTGATGAACTCATGTACGTGCTTCTGTGTGGCACAGGCGTGGGCTTCAGTGTCGAGCGTCAGTACATACAGAAGTTACCGGAAGTTGCGGAGGAGTTTCATGCAACCGATACAGTTATTAATGTTGCGGATTCAAAGATCGGATGGG